ACCGGCGACCCGCTAAGGGTGTAGAACATAACATTAATAATAGCATTGAGGCCACATTGCCCACCGTTTTCTCTTTTGATTTGGAAACATGGAAGCATAGTGTTAGTAAAAGGATTAAAGAGGGGTTCTCCAAGTGGATTTATCAATTGGAAGGTAAAAAAATTAGTGGAATGGATCTCCACAGAAAAACAGGAATGAGTATGTCGGAGGTCTATCTTTACTTAAATGGGACAAGAATGCCGAGTAAAGCAAAATTTGAAAAAGTATTCGATGCGTATGACACAAACCTTTGTTCTTTTCTTGAGTTTCTTGATCTTCGAAATATCAGTGAAACAACATTCTATGATCGAGCATTAAAAAGACGTGATTAATTCATGTCTTTTATTTTTTCCAACTGTTTATTGTACTAAATATTCAATGTGGATTTTATGTAAAGCAGCGTTTGAGTTTTTAGAAAAATCAAAAGAAAAGTCAAGACAAATAACAAAAGTTTTGACGATGAATGGAGGTTAAAGTGATTGAAAGTGACTGTAACCAAGAAGGAGCATGAGGAGGTCGTAGACAAAACAACCACGACCTCGGTATGCTCGTTGGTGAAATAACAACGACCTGACAAAGAACATGGGCATAAATGAGGGGAACAAAAAGGTGAGAAAAACACTATCCTTAATTTTACAAATTTTTGATAATATTGATAATAGTTTCAAAAAAATAAAGAGAAAGAAGGATTGTGAAGTATGTTCAAAAAAAGTATATTGGCTTTATCCTCAGTAGCCCTTTCAGTTTCACTTTTCGCACCATTTGCGAGCGCAAAAGAAATTAAAAAAGAAGAGTCAGTGAAGCAAAATGTAACTATTGCTAATACATACGCTTACACAACTCCACTACAAGAAAGTGTTAAGGTGAAAAATCAAGAGGTTAGTGGAGAATTCACTACTCAAGGTATTAAAGGTAAAATTGTTTCTGCGGCAGTAAGAGGCTTAGCTAAAGGAATTCGTGGTGGTTCATGGGTAGTTTCAAAGATTATTGGATGGTTAGATGAAGGTGCAGCAAAAGCATTTAGAAAGCATGCCGATGATATTGCGGACGAGCTTGATTACATTGCGAAAATACCTGATTTAGCTGTTGAAACTGTAAGAAAGAAACTCTATAACTATCTCGTAAATGATTTAGAATTAGATTCAGGAGATGCGTTAGTGATAGCTGAAGCTGTTGAAGGGGTACTTTGGATACTTCTATAATTCACAGGAGGGCTATAAATGACTAACCCATTAGAAGAAAAAGTTGAGCTTCTTGAACAAGAAATTGAAGAGCTTAAATGGCAAATCCTAAAACTCAGTCATGCAAAACTGGATGATCCAAGATACCCTTATTCCAATTGGTTAATTCAACATAATATTTATAGTGAGAAAAGAAGAGAATTGGAATATGTTTTATCAGTCTTAAATGATCGTATTCTAAATAGTCCTCAGCCACCAGAACAATATCGAAAAGAGGTTGAAGGCATTTCAAGTCAGGAATTGCATAATGAGAAAGTTCCTGATTTTGCAGAAGTGCGTGATATCTTATCTAAAGTTCTTGGAATTAAAGAAAAGAAAGTGATTGCGCTCCTTAATGCTCTGAAAGATGAAGGGAAATTTAAGGATTTAAGTGAGAAACTTTTAGATGAGATTTACTAAGAACTAGACTCCCTTTAAATGGGGGTCTTTTTTGTGTGTTAACTGTTTACCAGGCCTGACAGGAATAATGTTCCGATCACCTGAACGAACTAATAGTTAGTGCAGGCGAGGATTCAAATTGACGTAGCGCTAAACATTGGTTGGAGTCGCATTTCACGACGTCAGAAGCTGGGGGAACGAATCGATCAGTTAGAAGCTGGGGGGTGTTTTGTCTAGTCTGCAAAATGAGAGAATGATGGAGTAACGGAACGGGATGCCGTCGCAATTGCGACACTGTGGATTGTGCAGTCAGTTAAAGCAACTCAAAACCATTGAGCTTAACATTTGCACTGAAGAGGGTGTATTTAGCTGGATTTGGTGCACAGGAGCGGTTTTAAACCATCATGCATACAAAATGTGTAGGGTTTTCTTATCGCCGCTCTAATCGCAATAAAATGAGCATTTCATTTAGTCCATTCTTTATTGTTAATTTCACTATACATTAAATATATATTTTTGTAATGCATTTCATCGTAGATATGTTATAATCTGTTTATAACAGATGATATACACATCGTATAGCATGCAATATAATTAAATTAAAAAACCAGGGTGTTGGTAGCACCCCGGTAAAAAGTTGCCTTTGAGCGGTATGCTCAAGCAAACATCTGTGTAGACCTAACCCTCTGGCGTGAGAAACTAAAGGGCTTAGGTCTGTTTTGAGTTCCCAATCAACACAAATAAACCTACTGCATTTAACATTAACCCGCAGAAATTAATCATAATCATCATTGTTTGGTAAACTGTCATGATCATCACCTCAATTATTAAAATAGGTGAGCAAACCAAGGCAACTTTTTCATATCTTGATATTACCATAGATTATGAAATACAGGTAGTCTATACTTTTCTTCTTTTTACGTATTGCACCTATTTGTTTTTTGTTTCACTTGCGATATATCATCAATTTGAAAAAGGACAGGGAATACCGCTCCCCGTCCTCACTGTCTATTTAATCGTCTGCTTTCCACACCGTGAAGATATCGACATACTCACTCTTACAGAAAGCAAGCTCACTGACTTCAGATACCATACATTCAATCACATCAACGGTAGGGCATTTTTTGATAATCCATTCTATGATTGAGTAAAGATGATCTTTGTAATTGCATGTAAATCTCTCTTTTAGCAATTTATTTCGCCTATCATATGCTTTAAATTCATAAGTGGTATATGTGTTTTTCATTTCCATATATCTTCAACCACATCGGAAAAGCCTATAAGAGTATTCAACGAGCCCCTTAGTTCCTGATCTTTCTTAGATACTTTATCATGGGTGGCGTTTGCATTTTTGACACCAGAGCTAAGGCTTTTAATAATGGATTTTAATTTTGCCTTTTCACCTTTTATAACACGACGTTTTTGCAAAATCTCTTTAATTTCCTTTGCAAAATAATATCCTTGTACGCCATTAAAATTAGACTTCTCTATTTCATGATATGTTGTTGAAAGATGCTTATCAATTGTGCTCAGTGCTTGTTTAAGTGCTTTGTGATCTTCTTTTAAGACTTCTAGGAATGTTTCCATTGCACTAATATAGGCGCTTGCTACAGAATCAACGTTTCCATCTAGGTTTACCAATTTGTATAAGTTCATTTCAATTCATCCTCTTGATTAAATTGTTATGTTTAAATACAATGGGAGGGTACTAACCCATCAGATTAGGAGAGTGTGCCAGCACTCTTCCTAATCACCCAAACCACGCTATACACAATATGCTTAAAGCTGGTATAACTATGATCAATCCCCCAAATACAACCTGACAGAACCGCTCGTTATGTAAATCCGTCTTACTCATCTTCATCTACTTCTACCACAGTTGCTTTTTCATCTATGTAAAACACATTGTCCGTGATAGTTGGGATAACTGTTTTACCTCCCGCCATATCCAACATGATATGAGGGAAATTAACACCCATTTCTCCTGTTTCTACTAACTCTTCAATAGCATCTTTTCGATCATTCGCATCAAGTTCAACACAAATCGGTATTGTCATAGCTGTGAAGATTTTGAAACGCTTTTTAGGCTTTCCATCGTCGTATGTTTCAATGAAGTTGTTTTCTTCTTCAAACATCTTCCCTCTGAAGTAATTGAAATGATTCGTCATTTCCTCAATACGCTGTTCGTTTGTGATTGTCCCTAAGCTTGCTACGTTAGTTCCTACAGTGTGACGATTAATTTGCATATTGATTGCGCTCCTTATGTTTTGAATATTCAATTATTTTTCGGCCATCTAATTCCACGTGAGAACAGTTAATGTTCCCGCAGTTCTCCAATAACTCTAAACCGCTCATATCGTTCAAAGCATCTACAAGGCTTTTAATGTAATGAAAATCGTCTCTGACATGTTTGCCTTTGTCTAAGTCTCCGATGTACTCGGATTCAATGTAACGGCTCATATCGTGGTTTACCGGCTTTACATTGATTAGAACAGTGGATAAGCCTTGTTCAGCGTAGATAGCTAAATTGTCTTTAATCAAGTAACCCTTAATAACATCTACATCACTATTATCATGGTATTCAATTGTAATGCGTTTCACTTGAATTCCTCCTGTCAGGTGTTGAAGATAGGTCATTCGACACCTGTCTATAGTAATATGATAGTTCATTCAAAAGGTTTCATTATGAAAGTTAATTTTTAATTAAGTGAATGGCTTTGTTCCCAAGAAGTTGGGAAAGGCGACTTATTAACGCCATCTTTTTTTCTTTTTGATTATCGGATTGCCCGCTTTTCGTCTTTGTAGAACAAAATGGTCTAATACACCTTTACCGTTATGAATGATTGTCCCGTAATCATCACTGTTGAATATTTTTGTGATGTAGGTGAATGCATCAACTTCCTTAAAAGCGTCTAACGTTTTCTGAATATAGGTGTATTCATCTTCAACGTGTTTGCCTTCATCAAGAATGTAGCTGACACCATCAATGATGTATGTGTCTTCGTAAGGGGAACCGTACTGTAAAGCATCAGCTAGATTCAAAGTGTTTTGATTTACGAATACAACCTGCTTTTCATTGACTAAGTAGCCTTTAAAAACCTCTAATTGGTCATGTATGGTTTCAATACTGTAAATCGTCGCCCGTTTCATTTGTACCTCCTTCCAACTTCGCTTTGATGTTGACTTAATCATAAACCAACTTCAAAAAGAAGTCAACTTTATTTTGAAGTCGTTTTTTAATAAAAGCCACTTTTTGATCATGTTTTTTGTTATAATCAAAAAGGAGGTGAAACTGTTGACTAAAATTGTTAAAACAAGATTGAAAGAAATATTAGATGAACGTGGCTTATCAATTAGAGGTTTCGCCTTCGGTAATGACCTTAGCTTTGAAACTGTCAGAAGGCTTTACAATAACACTGCTAAACAATATCAACGTGAGACATTGGGCAGAATTTGCGATGTCTTGGATATAAAAATTGAGGACTTACTATACATTACAGACGATGATTCCGAAGACTCTTAAGCAAAAGTATTGCTTTTATTTTTTTGAAATTCGTTAAACAAAACCATTGAAATATTCGTTGGTAACAAATTGTTACGATCAAAAGTATTGCAATTACTGTTATACTGTACGGAGAGGTGAGAAGGATGGAAAACAACATGCTTCAAGCGATATTAGATGAGATTAAGAAAATTGATAACAAAATTGATGGTGTGGCTTCTGATTTGAAGTCATTTAAAAAAGAGATGCACGAATTCAGAGAAGAAACAAAGAAGGAATTTAATCAGATTAACGTTAAGTTAGACCGCCTTGAAGAGAACCAGCCAAAAGATATTACAGCCCACCTTACACAGCTGCAGAACGTAGATAAGAAGACAGACGTTCTTAACAAGCGTGTATTTGAGCTTGAGGCAAGAATCAATAACTGATGCCACTCGTGGAAAATAAAAAACACCCCATCACATTTATTTGTGAGTGGGGTTATTTGTCGTATGGACGATATTTCTTTCTTGATTCTTCAAGCTCTTTTTTCTTCCGCTCTATGTCTGAGCGTAGGAATAAACTGACTCCGCTAAGCTTTTTTATGGGCGTTAACTTTCCACCTGATATTAATTGACTCATACGTGTTGTGGTTACGCCTAATATTTCTTTGGCTTCAGAAGTAGTAAGGACTTCGGTTTTGATGAAGTCCTCAACTTCCTTGCGACTCTTTAGGTGATATTCCATGTTATTTTCTCCTTAAAATCATGTCTTTAATGATGGCACAAATCGTTAACAAAACCACAATAGCCATTACTGCAGTTGTAAATGAGTTTGTCCAAAAAGAGCGTATGCTAATTGCTGCAACAGACAATAAAATTAATGAAAAGATAAACTTTTGATTTTTCTTCATTTTTTATGCTAGACTGATTATAATGATATTGAGAAGCGAGTTAGTGGCTCGCTTCCCTAATCTCTGGTTAGTCCTTCTTATTTTTCTTCTCGCTATCGTTTGATTGTTGTGCAATCCATCCGATAGAGACGACGTAGAAGATAATTTGAAGGACTTTTATCATATTGTCTAGCATTTCCTCACCTCCTTATACATTTATTATAACATACCTATTAATAATTGTGAATAGGTTTATGGGATTTATTTTATTTTTATTCTTAAAAGTTTTTCCCTGAGATTCTTCACTTTTTGAACAAAGGGAATGTAATATTGAATTGAGACATTGAAAAGGGAGAGGTGTGGCAATTGCATCAAAAAGAGCTGATTATTTCAAAGGATGAGTTAGAAAATCGAGCGGTTAAGATGGGCTTTACACTTATAGAAGGGGATATGGATACTGAAAATCAAAAAATTCTATTGCCGAGTCAAGAGGGCTTTTTAGACTTTCATAAACATGTGGACAATAATTTATTATTTTACATGTATGATTATGAGGACAAAGAGGATTATTATATCCCTGAAGAGTATCATACTTGGTTTGAGGACTCAGAAATCCAGCGTTTGTTGTCTGAAAAGGTTAATGAGTACAATAAAAAATTAGATGATATAAATTTTGATCAACCATCTGAACTTATTATGTTTTATGTGAAAGATGGCTTTGTCTTTTATAACACTACAATAAGAGAAGAACTATTCGAACTTTCTGATGGCGATACAGTGGGGTATGCATTAGTGGAGGAAGTGGGAGAGGCGATTCCCGAAGAAAAAATCATGGAAATAACAGAGAAGCGGAAAAAAGCACTTGATCAAAAAACACAGGAGATCAAAGACAATATTTTTAACGATCCAGAATTTAAGAATGCTACAAACGCAAGTTTAAGAAGATCATATGCTTTACGTTACTTTAAAGATCATCCAGAAGATAGTGAGCTACTACGTACAACACATCTTCCCCCAATCTTATTTATAGAGAAAATTTGGAAAGAGTTTAAGAGTATGGGGCTTCATAAGTAATACTTAAAAAGGATAAAGCCCCGTATATGGGGCTTATTTTATTTTTATGCTATTCAAAAGTTTATTTCTGCTTTCCAAAACATCCATAAGCATATTGGCATTTTCAGCAAGGCGTTGTGTTAATGCCTCTTTTGATTTTCCTTCAAACGAAGAGAGAAGTGCAAGATATACTTCTGTAATGGTTTCTTGAGCGGATGCAAAGTCAGTTGCCTGTTTTAAATCTGTTTTAATTTCTGAACAATGAGATTGCAATGCCGCTGCTGCTTGCTTCTTTAGCGCCTCATTCTGCTGAAGCTTCTTATAAAACTCATCTGCATCCATGTTTACCCCATACGGTGCCAATTTACAGCCTCCTTATAATCTTAACCATTTTGCTAATTCCTGATCTTTTGCGTCCATATCTTGAGCCATTTTCACAATGAATTCACAGATATCTTCTAATTCCCTTATTAAGTAATGGAGCATTGCTTCAGTTTGTAGTTGTTCATCTATATTGTAGAAAACAGGTGATCCACCAGAAGAGGAGGGAGCATGATAAAGAATAGCTTGATTAACGTCATCAGAGGTCAAATTTTCATAAGGATTTGATCCCATTTTTGATTGAAAAGAACGCTTTACATCATTAACCATACTGTCATGTTCATGGGGGAATTGTTCAAGCTTCTGTTTTTTGGTTTTTAGATCATCAATAGCTAACTGAAGCTTTTCTGCCAATTTCTTTGCATATGTAACATCAACTTTAATCGTTTGTCCATTCATCCCTGAATAAGCAGTCATAGCATTAATGTTTTGATTGAAAACTTGTTCACTGCCATTAACATTAATTATGTTCCCGTGTTCATCAAATTTAAAGTTAGCGTCAATCATACTATGAGTATCAGGATTTTTAGCGAATGCCTGACCATAGAATGCAGCGATTAAACTGCTTAATACACCTGTGATACCTTGAGCGGGACTTAATCTCAATGAGCGGCTTGTACGTGAAAGAGAAGGGTCTTTAGTGTATATGGTTGTTCCATTATGCCGCTCATACTCTAAAAACCATCCTGAGCCCACCATATCATCAGGGTTAATAATTGCCTTATGATATGCATCAAACTCGCCATTCCTTATCTTTTTTTGAGTTTCTTTATCATGAAGCTTAACAATGGAGGGATTATTGAAAGCGACACTGTATATATTATTGTTTACGCCGGCATATTCCGCATCCGCTCCTCCAAGTGAATGTCCAGTGGTAGAGATAACTGTATTTTTCCCTGCATATTTCATTACTTCGTTGGCCAGCAGTTTATCCCCTTGATCAAACTGAGATGTTTTTGTGACCACTTTGTACTTTCCGCTTTCCACCATTGCAATTTGTCCCATGCTTGCTGTATACGGCGAAATTGCTTTTGAATAGGGCGGAGCATCCTTTTTCATAAGGTATTGAACTTTCTTTTTTGGGTCTATACCCATAACAACGTTCCCGCCATCTGCTTTAATGATGTCTGCTTTTATTTGCTCCTGGTTTGTTCCTTGGAATCCCACGACAACGTTTTCTGGTTCGCTTGGTTTAACCCACTTGCCACTTCTTTTCACGGCTTGAACAAAGACATAGACATCTAGGCCTGTATCTGGGTCATTTTTAATTTTATCTATGTAAAACCGCTTCCCTGAGATGGTGTTAACAGGAATCTTTTTCGAATAGTGTTTCTTTAAATAATCATGTCGATAAGTTAGTTGACTGATAGAGTAATACTCTTGATCAGATAATGTGGGTACACTGACCTTCTTGCTCATGTACAATCACACACTCCTCATGTAAAATAACACTTGAAAGGATGGTTTTATGAAAAAATACATTATTATCCTGCTGTTAATAATCATCATTATAGCATTCGGGGGAATATTCATGAAACATCAATATGATGAAAGACAAGAAAAAAATAAAACCGCTGAATTAGAGCTATTTGAAAAAGCAAAAAAGCGTATGACTGATTACATAAATGCAAATTACGAAGGTATAGAGAAGATAAGTTTTTCAACTGATTATAAAATGGATCCTATGGGTGGAATTAATGCAGAAGGATATCTGAACGGTGATAAGACAAAAGAATTTTGGGGAATATATGATGAGTCAAACAATATCATAACTTCATCATATGTTGATGCAAAAGAAAAGCCTGGTTGTGAAGAAAAGCCATGTAAATATTAATGAAAAAAATACCCCAATCCTAATAGGAGAGGGGCTTTTTGTTTAGATATTGTACTTAATCGTGTGCATATCACCAGTATGAGCGGTATAAGGAATACTAGCAGTATGCCCACGTCTGGCCTCATGCATTTCTGATGGACTTGAAGCAAAATAAAGTCCTAAAAAACCAAGTAGTACAATAAACAAGATAAATACTGATGCAGCTTTAAATTTCATAAAGACAATCCCCTCTCTGGATTTGTTTTTGGGCATAAAGCACTTTCTCATAAAATAATCCAGCCGCTTTATGGTCTTCATTTTTTGTATAATACTTCGCTGCGTCGGCCGCTAAGTCCTCCACATCGGAAAACATTGTTTTAAATTCCAAATAAGCAAGAATCTCATTTAGTGTTTCTTTGTTATCGTCAATGTAAAGGGCATTCAGGAAATCAAACATTTTGGTTAATACTTCATCATTTAAGTTTTTAGCCAATGACAGTCCATGTTTATAAGCAGCTGTTCCGTCAGTTTTCTTATTTACCTTAAAGTTCGTTTTCGCTAACATGAAAAGAATGTCTAATAAGCGGTTAGCATGTTCATATCCGTTCTGCTCATAGATCAATACTCCTTCTTTGAAATACTCAATAGCCTCATCGAACTTTTCTTCAGAAAACGAGGAGATCCCTAAATTATAAAGAGCGGATCCAGCTAATCTTGGCATATCAATTTCAAGTGCTTTTTTATAAGCTTTTTGAAAATGAGGGATAGCCTTTTCTGGATACTCCATGTCTAAATAATTTAGACCAATAACAAAAGAACATTGAATTTCTCTAACAGAATAGGTTTCATGCGCTCTGTAGCTTTCGATTGCTTGAACAATATGGTGCATCGACATGTGTGTTTGTTTCATGTGATAATAAATTTCAGCGACTTTGTAATGAAACTCCGCTCGCTCAATTTCGTCGGCTACAAGTGACAACTTCTTTTCCGCTTGTTTGTAAAAACTTATCGCTTTAAGATATTCGTATTCTTCAAATTCATACATCCCACGGAAAAAGTTAAAATAATATTCAAGAATTCCTTTCAATTTAGCTTGGCTACTTTCGATCTTTTCTAATAAGTCTGAAATCTCAGGGCGCTCTTCGTTCATCGTTTTTGGTTCAAGGTAATCAAGCATTAATTGATGCCTAAAACACATGAGGGAATAGTACAACAATAAATCTTGATCTTCTTCCATAGCGTTTATTTCTTGTTCAACTTCTGATTTCAGCACCTCTGCATCAGGAACACTAAACATGCGAATATACTTGTACCACTCATTAATCTTCACGCCGACTTTGGATGAGGAGATTAACTGTTTCAAATTAAAGCCTCCTATTCATAAACACAATTTACGAAATATGTAACATTTTATCATATTATTTCCATTTGGGAAGATAAACATTTCCTTAACATTTCATTATCTGACGAAAAAAAAGGATATCAACATAGATACTCCTTGATCAAACAATATCAAGAAATATATTTGTTGATATCTGTACATTTTTAAGACAGTAAATTTCTCTTTTGGCCTCATATTCAGCTTGAGTTAATAGGTTATCTTTATATAGAGCGGCTAGTTTTGTCAGTTCGTCAGCTACTCCCGTTTGAGAAGGAAGGAAATCTAGGTTGCAAAAAACGCCAATAAAATGGGGTGTGTGATTACTTTATCTTGATATGTTCAATATTCTGATCGTTATTTACAGAAATAATTATAGTTAGACCAAGCTCACAAATTGTTGCTTCATATTTAGTGAGGCTAATCTGTATAATGCTACTCTTTGTAAAGCTGAATTTCTTTTCTTGACTTAATTGGTGCTCAAATCTCATTAAAATACTTTTTAGTTTATTTAGGGTATTAATACCTTTTTTATTTCCTTTAATGGCAAAGAATTCAGAGATTGCAACAATAATACTCTGATATAGGGGCGCCAAATATTGATCCTCAAAAAAAGAGCCCTTTTCGAAAAAGTAATCCATATTAGTAAAGTCATTGTATATTTCATTCATTGTATAATGTAAATCCAAAAGATTGATATGTTTATGGTCATACGTGTGACTTAAATTTCCATGAGCATTGAACACAAATCTGAAGGCGTCGCTATGGGGATCGATTTTATGAAAATCTAGAATAACTTTTTTTTGTGTAGAGCTAATTAAAAATCCAAGGTTATGTGAATTTAAAATATTCATTAGTTCATTTAATAAAAATTTTAGGTCGTGAGTCTTTGTAATAATGATTGGGAGACGAAAAAAAATTTGAAATTTCAGTATGCTCTCTTTTAACACTAATTCTAAATACTGTCTATAATTAAAAATAATTGGATAAACCAAGTAGTCTGAATAAATTTTAGCCGACACAATGGCCATATGTGCGATCTTAAAGAAACCTTCTTTGTATCCATACTGGTATGATTGCCCTTCCCAGCCAATCACAGCATTATAATCTGAACAATTGAAATTTGGACGGAATGTTTCGAAACTAGCATTCTTTTTTCTAGTAAATTTATTAAATGTCCCACCAGGATTGTATATGGGAATTTCATCTGAGGATTTATCCCTGTTAAGAAATTTTTTCATTTCGTTTATTTGATCATTGTTAAACATAAGAATCTCCTTTTGCTCAAAACTTGTTTTGATATTGAATAAATTTTACTAATTATTTCTAATTTTGACCAACCATATGCTTAGAATAAAAGAAGAGTTTCATTTAGAAAGAAAATTGAAATGAAAAAGACTCCTGTGTAAGGAATCAGTTTTAAACAAGCTTTTTAATATAGTGGGTAAAAACCAACCGCTTTGATCCTCACCAGCCTCATTGCGAAAGAAAAAGCTCTATCCGGTTAAGGATAGAGCTGTTTTATTCTTGTATTGTTGTTAATACTCCATTATCGAAATATAGGTATCTGCTAATACCGTAAACCCATTGTTCATTTATCCCTGATGCTGTGGTTGTCTTATGAATAGACTGAGGCCTACCCCAATCTTTAAGTTGGATAACTTCCTGCTTGGTCATGCCAATAGCAATTTTCTTTTCCTGATATTCTTCATCTTCAGACTGTTCATCATCATTTTCCCTGTATGTAACTTCTCTTCTTTGGAAACCAGTTGATTCAGGATTATCATCTACACGATCTTTTATTAGTAAAGTGTTTTCTTCAGGGTTGTTTAATGGATCATAAGCAACTTCATAGCTGACTGCTTTATCATTTTTAGCCGGCAAAATATAGATACGACTGATTGAGCAAACCTTATCTTTTCCACAGTTTATTTTATTAAAATTAGAGTTTTTTTGAGCTACTTCCATTGCTTCACCCACTGTAAGCAACTTTTCTTTATCTGATAGCGATGTGAAAGATGGTTTAGCTGCTAAAGATAAGTCGTATACTTTATCATTGGATTTATCGGTTTTAGACATCCACACTTGATTAAAGTTTTTCTTGACTCCTTTATCATTCCCCACTTTCTCGGCAATTGCGTCTAAATTACTGGTGTCTAATCTGTTTAGGTACATCGGAATTGCTATAGCTAGAATAATAGCAACTACCACAACACTAAGTGTTGATATCAGAAGTATGATTTTCTTTTTTGACAAATTAACCTCTCCTTCCCATCTTTACTTATTATCGGTTATTTCACTCACTATTCCAACAAAAAAAGACGCATCCATAAGGATATGCCTGTTTAGTTTACATTCCTATATGCTTCCCAGATATACTTAACGTTTAATTTATTCCCTCTTTGATTGCTGTCTGAGCCTGTTATAAACCCAAGTTCGTTTATACTTCCGTATGTAGAGTTTCCCCCAACCAAGGATATTCCTATTTCATTTATCTGATACGTATAACCCCCTGTCTCATCAATTAATAGCAAAGAATCATTAGGAGACACTGGCCACACTTTCACATGTGTTGGAGTGAAAGGCAGCAATATTTGTTTGCTAATTGTTCCATCGCCCACATACGTTCCTTTAGCTATCTGAGGAACATCAGAGGATAGCGCATATTCTGAGTGTAGTTTACCACCAAGAAACTCAGCGTTTCCATCTATGGAACCTGCAATGATTCCCCGGTCATTACGTACAGGTATTGAATTAGGCGTGGATAGCGTTGAAGTCGTGTAACCATTTAATGAATCAGCCGAGCCCGCAGAAGACACAATCCACTCTTCACCATTAAAAAGCTCTTGTTTATTAGTCTTTGAATCAATCCAAATCGTTCCTGCATCTGGCGAAATAGGCTTTGTTTCGGTGGATATTGTATAAAGCCCGTTAACTTTTCCGCTTAGACTTCCTTTCACTTCAACAGAATTAGAAGGGAGGTAGGGGTTTTCTGAAGGGGATTTAGGCTGTACAATATCTGATAGTATTCGACCACTGCTATCAATGGATGTCTCTACTGTGCGATAGGCTTGTACTCCAAATGTATAGTGTTTATTTGAAACTTGACCGGTTAATGTTGCAATTCGTTTATCATAACTAACTGATAAATATTGTTCAGCTGACATCTTTGAACCAAAAAGATAGGTATCATCTGATGTGTCAGAGTAGCAATGGATAAGAAAACCATCGATATTGTATTTATCCTCATCGGAGTCTGGAAAATCCCATTCAATTGATACATCCACAGATCCATTATCATTTACAACATGAGTTATAGCAGTCCCGTCATTTCGGATAGTTGGATTTGCTACGGGTGCAGATATACGATCATTTCGTGCATTGTAATTGGTCAGTAGGGTATCATAATCAATCTTTTTCTTATTGAATTCAGTTGATGCTTTCTTAGCAGTATACAATGAGCGTGCAAAGTCTTGTTCAATCGTAGTAGCTCTTTTTCCATTCGAGAGTGTTACTTGTATACTTTGCTGCTCAAAATCAAAATTCATTCCTGTAAGTGTTGCTTTGACATCAGTTCTAAAATCGTCATTAACTAATCTGATTATATCTCCCAGGTAAATTCTATCCCAAAAATCCTTTTCTTTGTTGACAGTAAATAAGTTGACAATGTTTGTTCTGATGTCTACCGGAGGTGTATTTTTCTCTCCAAGTTCCTCAAGACCTTTTTCATACAGCTCTGTTTCATCAAAAATGTTGTCATTAGACCAATCTTCTTCATGGATAAAATAAGACAACTTTTTCATTAGCTTTTCACCGAGAAACTTATCCATAGACAACCGATCTTTTAACACTGCTATTTCTTCAGTTATCTTGGAAATTTGATTGGCGGTGGTGGATATTTCAGCTTTCTTAGATGTAACCTCTAGTTGTTTGGCATCTCTTTGCTTGATAAGGTCTTTTGTGTCATCTCCAGCTTTTTTTGCTACTGTGATCTTATCTAAGATTTGTTGTAATTCAATTTTTTCTAGGGTGAAGAGGGTATTCTCCTGTGTCGTTTTTGTTGCTTCCAGATCTTTTTTCTGATTTAAAAGGAGGTAAAAAGAAGAGCCTTCTTTATTTACAAGTTCATTGTAATCTAAAATTGCATGGCACAAATCATCATCCATGTAATCACTATGTTTAATTACATTTCTCTTTTCATCACGTTCAAAAGGGTAGAGGAAATAAGAGAAATCATCCAAGTAACTCTGTCCTGTAGGATTGACTGAATTAATAACAATTCCATCTTTACCGGTAATATTTAAGCGTGTTACGACTTGATCAATATCAATGGTATCTTCCATATCAATCATGAATCGTTCAGGGGAGAAACGGACACCTTTATACTTGGACAAAGTTTCTTTTTTATAAAATGATACTGTATTTTTTACAGTATCAAATATGGGCAGAGCCTCAAAAGTTTCCCAGATGTTCTTTAAAAACTCATATCGAGTAGAAGTAACATCAAATGAGCGGCGTTTTTCATTAAAAGAGGGGTCAATGAAGTCTACAGTAAAACAAGTTCCCTTAAGACATTCTGTGGCAACTTCCAACAGATTTTTAGAGATGCCTTCATATGATTTGATTTTGCTTTTATGAAGAATGTAGGGAAGCCCTTGAGCTCTAACTTGTATTGTTTGTTCCTCATTTTCTGACTTTGTCAATCCGGTTATTACAAACCATTCAACTCTGTTTAAGAACTCTGCCTTAATGAGATACCAGCCTTTTACGATCTCTGCCACGTGGTTTGATTTCATTGTTAAATTATATCTCGCTTTAGTCGGGATATTAAAAGTTAGATCATGCAGCTCTGTAAAGTTTAAATTAAGAGATACGTTTGAAAAGTCAACTATATTAGCGATTTTCTTTTTATTTGGTTTTGCTAAAGAAAGTTTAATATGACCTGGTTTAAAATCGTAAATCAATAATACATCCCCTTACAAATATTTATATCCATCACAAAAAAGCAAGCTGAAGAGCCTGCATTATACAGGCTCTTACATGCTTCCATTTAATTTTATAATTTCTTTCTTGATGGTTTCGAGCATTGTTCTGGCTCCAGTTTCCCCGCCAGTAAGTTTATCAACATTGAAAATAATTGGTGTGTTAATTGTTTTATCACCATTAGAATTAACGGTTGTGGTAGGGGAAAGGTTAGTGGTTTTAACGTTTGGTATCAAACTATTAGAAAGACTCGATTGATTAATATTCGGAATTATTGATGGAATAGAGGTAATCCCTTTGTTAATCAAAGCTGCTAATTTTCCACCTTGTCCCCATTTAGGTGTTTCATTATTCAAATCGCTATCAGACAGATTGCGGACTTGCTTTACAGTTTCAAGCATATTCTTGGTGTCAGTCTTATTCAGAATAAGCTCTTTATCATGAAGAATAGCAAGCTTGCCAGAACCTAAACCTGTTCCTGTGTATCCTCCTGTTTCAAATGAGGATATTTTTTTGCCTGTTGTATTACCTTTAGTCACAGTATTAAGGGCATTAGAAGCTTCTTTAAGCTTATCGATAAGGTTATTAGAGATGCTTTTCCCGATGGACTCCATATTGCTGTTAATGAACTTAGAGAATTCATTCAGTTGCTTAACAATATCGGTAATTTTGCCATCCATTAGCTTTTTCTCAAGTTCCTTAAATCCACGCTCATCATTTGTCAGGTTATCATATTTGTCATTTATGGCATCCTGATCTTTTTCAAGCTGATCTTGTAACGATTCTTTTCGTTTACTGTTTTCACGATCTTTAAGAAACTCATCTAAATCTAACTGTTCCTTTTGTAACTGCTCAGTTAATTCCTTAACCTTTGACTTACCGAACTCTGAGTCATCAAGAGAATACTGATTAATTTGGTCAGTGAGTTTTTGGATACTGTCTTGCTTCTCTTTTAACTGTCTTTGGTATTTAGCTTCATCATCAGTTTTATCAATCTCATCAATCAAGTCTTGCGTAGCTTTTTGATGCGCTTTTAATTCAATATCACGCATCTTTTCGTACATCTCTTTGTAGATGGAGACAACTTCATCAGCAAGGGATTTGTACACATCTTTGATTGATTTCTTTGTGTTGTAAAGCTCCAGATTGTAATCCTTCTGCTTATCTTTCCAATTTTCGATTTCCTCTGTGATTTGTTTCTGGATGTCAGGAAAACCCTTTGCTGCTTTTTTCTGTTCCTCTAATTGCTTGATGTATTTTTTGGCCTCAGCCTGTTGTTGCTGTACTAATTTGACTTGCTGACTGTAGTACTTAACTTTATCTTTGTCTTCCGTAGTCATCTGAATCTTATTGTCAACATCTTTAAGCTTGGATTCAGTTTTCTTGGTTGATTTCTCTATGCCGTTAAGCGTTTCATCAACTTTGGATTGGATGAGCTGTCCCTGAAGTTCTCTTACTTCTTCTTGGAAATTGATGAGATCAATCTTAGCTTGTTTTAATTCCTCAGCAAGCTGTGCTCTTTGAGCGGCATTCAGAGTTTTGTTTGTTTTGATTTCTTTTTCAATAAAAGAAACCTTCTGACTCTGAATCTTTTGCTGTTCAGTTAAAGCTTTTTTCTGATCGTTTGTATACTTGCGGAATTCTTTACTGTCGCTCAGATAATGACTAGCGAGCGCCTTGTCTTTTGCGATTCTTACATCGAAATCACCAATACGCTTGTCATATTCATCAAGATGCGACTGAACGATCTCATATTGGAGCTCTTGTATCTGATCGTTTACTGAGTCAATGTCACCTTGAAGGGAGAGGAGGTCGGATTTAGCTTGCGCTATTGCTTGTTGTCGTTCTGCTTCAGCTTGAGATGCATCTGAAATAGATGTACCGACACCTTTTAAATACTTCTCAGGGTCAATTGTCTTTCCGTTTTCCTCAATTTGAAGATGAAGGTGATTTCCTGTTGAATTACCCGTACTGCCAACTTTACCAATGGTCTGGCCAGCTTTAACAGTTTGACCGGCTTTAACAGAAGGGGTATCAAGCATATGCATATACTTAGCAACTTTTCCATCATCCTGCTGAATGACAACCCAGTTACCTGCAGTTTTACTATAACCAGCAATTTGAACTTTTCCACTCTGAACCGATTTAATTGCGGTTCCAGCTTTTGCTGCGAAGTCGATACCTTTATGTGGAGTTGATCGGTACGCACCGTCTTGTGCACCATACTTAGAACTTATTCTAAACGCACTGTTCTTCGTGTAGTAGCTTGCAATGGAGGAATTAGCAGAAGTCATTGACTTGGTGTAGTTTGACATGATCTTCTGAACATAATTCTGTGTTTCCTTGAAAGGAGGGACTCCACCATATTTAATTACGTTGCCAGGCCCTGCATTATAAGCAGCAAGTGCTTTTTCAACATTGCCACCAAATTTGCTTAGTTGTTGGGCTAAATATTTCGTGCCACCCATAATGCTCTGATAAGGATCATAAACATTGTTTACACCTAAGCTTTTGGCAGTGGAAGGCATCAACTGCATTAATCCTGCTGCGCCTGCTCCAGAACGAGCCTTTGCATTGAATCCTGATTCTTGTTGGATTACAGCTGCAATTAGAGCTGGATCAACACCGTATTTGCTTGCGGCAGAATTAATGTAGCTGGAGTATTTACCGGAGTAAGACCCGCCACCGGAAGAATAAGAACCACCAGAAGATGAACCAGAGGAAAGGGAAGAGGTAACTATACCGTATTGTGCAATGTTCCCTGACTTAATTTGATCCTTGAGGAGTTTGGCTTGCTCCTGCATAAGCTTTTTCTTTTGTTGAAGAGCTTTAATTTCTTTCTGCAGGGCATTTCGATAACTTTGAGAATACTTTGGATAGTCGTTTACTTGCTTATTGTACTTTTCAACTTCGGCATTAACTTTCTCCAGAGCTTCCTTGTATTTATCAGCCACGTACATGGACGTTTTGGTTTCTTCATTTGCTTTCTCTTGCTCGTCTGTCCATTTTTCAAGGGAAGTACCTGATTCTATTAACGCTTGTTTGTTTGTTTCCTGAGTAGATGTAGCTTCTTCAGATGCTGAGATATAGGATTTAAGAGCAGCTCTAACGCTATCCATTGCAGAGATTTGGCTGTTAGAAAATCCACCAGGTTGCAACATTTTTTCTTCAATCTTATGTAATTCTTTCTTCGCATCAGCTACATTATTAATTGATTTAACTTCAAGCTGAGACAATTCTGCCTCGGATATATCGAGCTTACGCTCTCTCCGAAGCTTTCTAAGGCTGTCAATTCGTAAGGAATCAGCGTTTAAGGTTTTAATGGCATTATTGACTTCAGTTTTCATTAGCTTATTGCTATATTGAACCATGTCATTATAGGCATCAAGCTTAACTTTTCGCTGACGAATTACTTCATCTCGGTTAACCTTTATAACACCATTTTCATAACTTATTGCTTTGGCTAATTCTTTATCTTTTTGGATTAGAGCATTAGCTTCATTGGCAGAAATGCTCTTTCCTTCAGCCATCTTTTCTAAAAGTTCGTTTAAAGGAGCAACTTGTTCTTTGGTGTTATTAAAAATATCCCCGTTAAGGATGTCTTGAACAGAGTCAAATTTTATTCCTTCAGAGAGTTCTTTAATAAGATCCTTAATTTGACTGATATCATTTGCTTCAAGTGCTTTTTTAAGCTTTTGACCGAAATCATCAGCTTCGTTACCTGCTTCAGCAAGGGTTTCACCTAAATCGCCAACTTCTGATTTAACAGAAGAAATGGCCTTATCTCCATCTTTAATGTTCTTTTGTGCCTTATCAAAACTCAACTTGAAGACATCAATAGAAGAACCGGATTTCGAATAGGTCTCCAAGAGGGTTTGAAGATCTTTTTTTGCGCTATCAAATGCTTTTTCATCGTTTGAATTCAACGCCGATTGCATTTTCTCTTGAAGTTTACCCAGTGCAGAAGAGAATTTTTCAAGATCATCAGGATTCAAATCATCTTTTAGAGTGAGTTTATCAACAATGTCAGTGAGACTTGCCTTTAACGTATTGCTGATATCAATTTTACTGTAAGCTTCGGCAATGGATAGTACGCTGTCCCTAACATTTGCATTACCGCTAGAGATATCCTTTTGTACCCTATTTATATTCCGCTGTGCTTTATCAGCTTCCAACTTATAATCATTTTCATCTGAAAGAGGACTTTCAAAGAAAGACCAGAAATTCTTGCCTTTTGAATATTCCTTGGCCATCTTCTCATACTGCTTCAGTTCTTCCTTAGACTTTTCGATTCCTTTTGAAGCGTCTTCGAACGTCTTTTTAGCACCGTCTTTTGTCTCTGTCTTTTTGAGCTCCAGATATTCTTTGGTATTTTTAATAGCCTCTTCTAAAGCCTTATTACTCTTTAGAATTGCATTACCTTGAGAATCATACCCTTTAATTAAAGCCGGAAATGATTGTGCTAATTGTTGTGTAACCTGAAGGTATTCCTGTTCTTCATCAGATGTAAGGGTTCTTGAATCTTTAGCTTTTTGAAGCTCTTTATACTGTTTGATCAGTTTGTCTGTCGAGTCTTTGTTGGTTGTAATGGCTTCAATGTTGGTTTGCTGACTTTGTTCAAAGTCTTCTTTTGCTTTCTTTGCATCAGCGAATGCTGTAATTATTTTTTCTAAAGCAAAACCAATACCAGCAAAGGCAACGCCTACTACTGTAGATGCCAACATACCTCTCCAGGCAACAGTAAATGACCTTGTAGCAATTGTAGCTCTTGTCATTCCGGCTTCTATACCAATTGCTGCTCTTTGGGCTTCAGTTAAAGAATTTGCCCCAAAAATCATTGCTGTTTGAAGCAAACGCATATTCTTATTAAAGCCAACTACAGCAAAGTTTGCTGTCATAAAAGCAATTGGAAGGAATCCAATACTCTTTACAGCTGACGTAACAGCTTTCAGAAGATCCCCAACTACAGATACAGCATTAATCAATCCGTCACTAATAAAGGCATCCGATGAAGCTATAGCCAATTCAGTGAAATTGTTTTGAAGTTTATTTAATCTTGCCTGTAAGCTATCTGCGTATTTCTGTTGCTCACTCCAGGCACTCCCTGTGGAATTAGCTGCAGTGGCGGCTGCATTCTGGGCAATAGAGAAGTTGTTCATCATTGCATTAAATCGAGATAATTGATGGATGTTTGCAACGCCAATAGAGGTGTTTTGTCTTTGAGCATCAGTTAACGTATCCCATTTGGCTGCCACCTCATTAATCAGCTCACTTGCTGACTTAGCTTCTCCACCCGCAGTCTTTACAGAAATTCCGATCTGTTCTAAGGCTTTAATTGAGCTATCATTGTTTCCAATTCGTGCGAAAATCGTCTTTAATGAGTTACCAACCACATTCCCAGATTCACGAGTGGTGCTTGCGATGGCCGTGGTGTATCCGATTAAATCATTTAATTCAACACCAAATGTTGAAGCTGTTGAACCAGCTTTTCTAATACTGTTAGCTAGATCCATTGTAGTTACAGCATAGTTGTTATCGACTTCATTAAGCTTATCTGCAATTGAAATAGAATCATTCGCAGCAATATTGAAGTTTAACATTGCGGCAGTTAAAGTGTTAACTGTGTCGTCAGGAGTCAAGTCAGAGACGTTTTGAAGTACCTGAGCGGTTTTTGTTAAAGTGGACAGTTCACTTTCATCAAACCCCATACGCCCGAAATCGCCAGTCATTTGAAGTATGTCAGTGATCTTGTTTGAAAGGGTGTCTCCTAGGTTTATTGATTCCTCGAGTAGCTCATTGTACTTATAATCAGGCTCATTCATTACACGTCTGATGTTTGTCATTAGAGTATCAATTTCAACAGCCTGGGAGACCATTTCCTTGAGCCCAGATATAGCACCATAGAACAAAGAACCGGAGATTAAATATGTAGACATACTTTTGAAAGCTTGAGTTAACTCCGTGCCAAAAGAGGAGGCTTGACTAGACGCTGTTTGAGCATTTGAAGCCAACTCCCTAAATTGCATGTTCAAGCTTTGCATTTGAGATCTGATATTGCTTCCGCCGACACTTACGTTAAGACTATTAACTGCATTCAGATATTCTTGGATAGCTTGTCTACTTCCAGCGCCCATCGTATCGCCATAACGCGTATTAAGGTTTTGTACGTTTACCTGCGCTTGCCGTTGATAAAGCTCAATAGTTTTTCGGAGTTCATTATTTTTAGCTACAGCAGCAGACTTATCATCGAGCATTTTAATTCTGTTTTGTAATGCTTCAATTTGTTGTGCTGTTTGAGCAGTGTTTAATTTCCGTCCAAGGGAAGAGAGGGTGGTGTCAGTTACAATTCCTTGCTGTCTAAGCTTTTCTAAATCCAGTTTTAATTGTTCAATTGCTTTTCGTTGCTGATCATAATTCGTTGTTACTTTAGATGTAGTAGCGTTTGTTTTTGGATCAGTTGTATAGGTAATATCGTCAAAGCCATTGCGGTTCTTTTGAGTAACCCTCGTTGTTTGTCCTTGAGAATTCTTTTGTTCTGTTCTTTTCTGTACCTGACCTAGTTTTTCAGTCGCTTGAGCAAGCCTGTTAACTTCTTGTGTTTGTTCACGTAGTGCTTGATTGCGATTGTCGATGAATTTCTTTTCACGCTGAATGATTTCGCCATTTTTCTTATACTGCTGCGTAAGTTTTTCAACAGTGCCATCAGCATTTCTGGTAATCGTTGTCGTTTCTTTAACTGTTTGATTGAAGGATTTGAGATGTTTTTGGTAAGTGTCAACCGCAGAGGAGAAGTCGTTGAGAGTCTTTAAAGCAGAGGCATCAATATTGGTCTTTAAATTAAGGGAATTAAGCTTTTTCTCTAAAGATTTAATTTGCTGATTTAACTGTTCGACAGTCTTTGAGGAGGTATCAGCTTTTGGGGTCAATATTATTTTTAAATCTTGACTCATTTTGTTTAAACATCCTTTCTAAAAATAATAAAAGAGCCGCTTATAGTAAGCCGCTCCGTAATGTGTTTTGATCTAAATTATCCCCCCATAAAGGGTGTTCGTAATTTCAGTCTAAAAATGCAAAAAAGCCTACTATATCAACGATAATAGGGCGTGATTAAGGTGAATATAATAAGCGTTATCGTAAAAGCCTGTAATATCAACGTTTTAGGGCTTTATTTGTTGGAATTCATTAAAAACAGAGGGTGAAAAGGTTGCAAAAACGTTGATATCATGGGGTTTTACGATAGCGGTTACGATAGGGAATAACTCTTAAAAAATAAGCTGGGTGTGGAAATGGAAGTGCTAGGGGTACATTTGTTCCTGTTTTTTGGCATTTAGATGTTAATATACCCCCATATACTGGTAATGAATTCCCTATATAACATACATTATACGTGCATTTCACGGGGTTTTTATGGATTTCCTCAAAATTGAATGAAGAACACACATTGAAATAAAAATCAAGAATAAATTTTAAAAACTTTGCATTTTTGTCTGTATAACGGTGTATATTTTTTTATCGTTTATCGTGATCGTAACGAGGTTATTTAAATCGAACACTTATTTTTATGCACATTTATGAATGCCAAATACACTCTTTATGCTGCTTCATAATACAATTTGTAATAATTTATGAATGTAGAATGAGGGATTGTTTTTCAGGTGCTATTATAATAGAAGAAACTCGTCACAGATAGTCATTTAAATGGACGATGAGGCACTAAAATGAGCCACAGAAGGGTAAATGTGAAGTTGTTCTAATACTTGTTCATTTGCAATTATGGTTTTACAATCAGGGTCAGTGATACCCAATAGATCGAATATATGCTCATAACTGATTCGTTTAAAAGCTCTGAAGCCAAATTCAGAATACATCTTGCATAACACCTTATCAATGTCACAATCCATAATGATATTACGCCTTTTAATCTTATCCTTAAAATAGGCATCAAATGAATCCTTATTGTAATACTTCCGCTCACTGATCTGTTCCTTTGCTTTCGTCATTTCCTTTGAGAAGAAGTCACAGCATATCGAAATCTTATCTCTAAGCTTAACATGTTTATAGTCCAGCAAAGTGTGTTGTAAAGCATCCAGTTGAATAGGGGTTAACCCTTTTGGTTTTCTTGGGATCCATGAAGGATCTTTTTTCATACTGATTAATACGGAAACAAAATCTTTTGGGACAAGAATGTTTTTGAACATAGGAACAGATACACCAAGTTTAGCCAATTGTTTTTTATAAGCTGATGATTCAAGGATAGCAAAGCCAACTTGATTATACCATCTGTTTAATAAACCAGGCAGCCGATCATCCGTTGTTATCTCTGAATTATGAAGAGAGTTCATCATCCATTTATCAACATCAGACTTTAAGAAATAAACACGTTTGCCTATATTGCTATGTAATGATCTTGCTTTATCGAACAGTTCTTCCGTCAGACATCGGAGAACATAGGATTGAGTATATTTATAAACAACACCTTTTGTGTTCCTTCCTTTGTTTACTCTTCGGTCATTTCTCCTGCTCGGTTCTTCTAATGGATTGCTTATGTTATAAATTGTGTGGTGTTTCTTATATTCTTCAATTGTCTCATACTCTAATACACTAAGTTTACATTTTGTATCATGAGTGGATATAGTGACAAACTCAAACGATTCTTCTCCATACTTATTCCAATCTCTTTGTAGTAAGTAATTATGATGTTTCCCATTTCTTAAATCTCTTTTGTGTTCTTGGTGTCTTGATTCAATATCAACCGAGCTACCAATGTAAACTTTATTGTTGGCTGTGTTAACAATCTTATAGATACCACGTAATTTTTTATTTGCCATTAGGTTTGTTGCTCCTTTGCTGAATAGAATAGAAGGTTTGACATAACTTCGCATAACTGTAATTATGCGAAATAGATCATTTACTTATGCGAAACAGAATGATATGATTTAATAAAATAAAGGGTGATTTAAAGGGAGACTCAATTTCGCATAAGTAATGTGAGGGGTGGAATAATGCAAGATTATAATAGTAAGCTTATAGAGGAATATATTTTCCAATTGAGGAAAGCTGAAAATACGAAACAAAGTTACAAGCGTGATCTCCAACTTTTAAATAAATACTTGAGTGATGACGAACTAAGGATTGACCGCTTATCGTCTACGATTGTTCAGCTGTTTATTGATGCTTTAGAAAACGGCACAATTAAAACAAATAAAGGGGAGCGGTACAAGGCAGCAAGCATAAACAGAATATATGCCAGCATACGCTCATTTTGTATTTACACTGAACAATTTGAAGCCTTTAAGGATATTCGTATCACTAAGACACAACACATCTCCGAATTAACTCCAAAATCCGTTGATGTTAATTACATTGAATCAATAAGAAAACGGATAGGAGACAGAAAGAATAAGCCTAAGCTAATCAATTATAGAGACTTGGCCATCATTGATATGTTGCGTCTTACTGGTATGAGGGTTTCAGAGCTTGTTGATCTAAAGAAAGCAGACCTGACTTTGAAAGGGAATCCTTATCTAATTCACATTAATAAATCAAAAGGGAAGAAAGTTAGAGACATTCCAATAAGTAAAGAAAAGTTTCAATATATTCGCCGGTATCTTGAATCAAGAAATGATGATTCCGAATATGTCTTTGTTAGTATATCCAATAAGAACCTAACAACAAGGACGGTTCAAATGCTCTTGAATGAATATGAGATAACACCACATATGTTACGTCATACGCTTGCTACAGAATTAGCCAAGAGAGGCTGGGACTTATCTACGATTGCAAGGTTCTTAGGGAACACCGTGGCGGTTGTACAGCGTTATACAATACCTACAGAAAAACAAATGGCAGATGCGGCTGCTGATATATACACGATTAATTGACCATCGGAAAATTCCGGTGGTTTTATTTTGAAATTAAAATACACATAACTTCTTGATTAGGATAAAATAGGAATAGAGCTTATGATAACTGAAAGGAAGAATTAATTTAAATGGCTAAGACTAGAACATATTACGATTTACTCATTTCATGCCCTTCCGATGTAAAAGAAGAATTGCAGCTCATAAACGAACAGGTTGACAATTTCAACAGAATGTTTGGGCGCATAAATAATATTTCTATTGATACGAAACACTGGAGTAAGGACTCTTATCCTCAATCTGGTGGGAGACCTCAGGAGCTTTTGAATCAACAATTTGTATTAGATTGTGATGCTGCAGTGGCTGTTTTTTGGACAAGGTTCGGAACACCTACGGACGAATATGGATCAGGTACTGAAGAGGAAATAGAAAAGCTAATTCAAAGTGGTAAACAAGTTTTTCTTTATTTCTGTGAGAAGGAAGCTAAACTATTTGACGTTAAATGGGAACAATATCAACAAATCCAAGAATTCAAGGAAAAGTACAAAGGCAAAGGCATTTTCAGTACTTATTCCACCTTAGAAGAATTTGAGCAACAATTCCTTAATCATTTAACTCTCTATTTTTTAGATAAACATGTTAAAGGTGGTGAAGAATCTTCAGAACCAAAAAGCGTTTTATCAATAAAAGGAGTATCCGATGATGAACTCATAGATAATCCTAGACTATATAAGGCGGAGGATTTTTTAAATAGTGAATTTATTCAATTATTTCATACAGAGATAGTAAATATAATTGACGATGTTAAACAATATAGTTTTATAAAAAAACCGGAAGACACTCAAGCTACCAAAACATGGGCGAAATTTTCAATACCTGCTATAGAAGAAAATGAAATTTATATCAGTGATTACGAACAAAAAACAATATGCAATTTTGCGAAAGATAACGAAATCGAAATTGATAAATCAAGTTTTTTTGATCTAGCAGGATTAAAAGAGCAGAGAAGTACTATAATGTTGCATCCAGCAAAACTCGTTGGTTCGAATAATGCAATAGAGAAGCTTGATAAAATTAAAAAGCTCTTTGAGGATATCAGAGAATACAATCAATGGATTAGTTATAGCAAAGAATTAAATTTAAAGTACTATCTATGGTTGTGTTTATCTAACGGTGGAAATCGCTATGATGAGGATATTGATGTTAAATTATTTATTAAAGAAGGGTTGCTTTGCATACCTGAAGAAATACCGGTACCTGGGCAACATATAATTGAACGGTGCACAACCGAAATTTTGCCTGTTTTTAAAGGTGAACCCTCTTTATCGATCAATGCTTATGAGGAATATCCGCTTGAAACTTATATTCCTGTCCTTCCTTACTCCACAGTAGAGGAAAGAACAGAACAAATGAGAGAAAAATTCAAGAACAGTATAAATAATATCTTTGTCTATGAATTTTATAATAAAGGCGGGTATGATATTATTAGGTTTAAGCAACCGTATCTTAAGCATAAAAATAATGTATTGTTCCCTTCAGTATTAGTATTTAATTCTGAGCCAGATAGTATTAGATATGAAATTCAATCAAAATACTCAGCTGAAATTATGGCTGGTGAAATAGTATTTAATTAAAAACAATAACACCGCTCTAATGAACGGTGTTTTTTGTGCATAAGGAAATAGAACCTCTTATTATTTTTGTATAAAATATGGATTTTAATTGATTATCACCATTCAGAAATCTTGCCAGAACTGTACGAATAAAGCTTTTCGTCAGTACTGTCTATGTAAACTAAAAAGTCGAGCGGGTTTTCAGTCCCAACTTTAAATCCGTATGTTTGTTCTATTCGATACAATTCTTTTAAGAATTCCTCTAAATTTTTCTTACGGGACATAATTACCTCCAGGTATAGAATGTATGCACTTTAAAACTTTCCCAAACACTTGATATTTTCTTGATGGATTATTATAATTAAAGAGCTTTACTGGAAATGAGTGGGTGTCCTATTGGATAATCCTACCCTCTCAAAAGGGTGAAGTGTTATGGAGATCACAATTAAAATCTCAAGTGAGACACTAGTGAAAATACTGGCAGCTCTTGCGGCGATGAACTTCTTCCTTTAGGGAGGAAGTTTTTGCTATAGTTTAAGGTCGGGGTGTTAGGATATGGTTGATTTAAGTAGAGCAGCTTTAGACTTATTTCTGTTGCGTTTAAATACTTTGAAAAATTTATATGAATTCCAAGTGAAACATAATATAGAAGTTGTAAAATCGGCTGAAAAAATGATTGAAGAAGACGCTCAAAATTTAAGTGAAAAAGAGAAAGAAGAATACTATAGCTTCTTTTTTGATGACCACCATGAATATTCAAGCGTTCACCCAATCTTAATGAGAGAAGGTATTTTCCTTCAGGCCTATTTTTATTTTGAAGCTTTTTTAAACAGTTATTGTGATATGAAAACAGAGAGTTTGAATTTGAAAAAATCATATCGTGATATAGAGGATACACATGGAATAATACGAGCTATGCTGTATATTAAGGGATATTGCAAAAACAAAGGGCCTTTTGTTTCGAAAGAGTGGAAGCAAATTTTAACATATAAATATTTGAGAAATTCATTAGTTCACGAGAATGGAGAAATAGAAAAACTAAAAGGAGAACGCCCTAAAGGCCTCGTGCTTATGGAACAGCAGCGATATGATAAAAAAACCGGTAAACCTAAAAAGTCTAAATACACGTTCTATTTTGATGAAACTTTTATCAACCACATGTTTAACACTTACATTGGTTTCATTAAGCACTTAAATCCAAAATATAATAGATTGTGGTAAAAAAGAGCACTTTAAAAAGAGCTCTTTTGTTCATTTTCAATCTCTTCGACCTTATTAAGGATGAGGTCATTTATTTCTTCTTGAGACATATTTGAAAGTTTGTCCAAACTGTCCTGAAACATCTTTGCTGCTCCATTAAGTTTCTTTATACTCTCTGCAGGAAAGCTACTCAGAATCAAGGGGAAAAATTCAGATTCTACAAGGCTGTGAAACCATTTGACTTTGTTCTTAATGTCATTTGGAATGCCTAAATCCGCAAATTCTTTAATAAGTGAAAAAGCTATCCAATCAACAAAATTGATTTTCTTAAAGTCAATCCCTTTTTCTTCAGCTTGTTTTTGGTCTGAAAGTATCTGTTTAAACAAGTTGGATAACCGAGAAGGGGAGAAGTAGGGATAAATAAAAATATGAACGTCATCAGTTAGTTGTACTCGTTCTTTCTTGTCGTATTTGCTTACACTTTCTTCGATCAATCCGAGATTTAATTTTTTAGATGTCATTTAATTTCCCTTTGCTTTCATTGTTTTCGTATGGCTTTCCTACAATTTCTTCATACTGTTCGGGTGTAATCCAGTCTATTTCAACATACGTCCTTATGTCGGCATCCGTATAACACTTCCAGTCATAGAACTGCTTAATATCTGCAAATTCGGGGTATGAAGCCATTTACTTACCTTCCTTCAAGTCAGTAATATCTTTTTGTAATTGTGCGATTAATAGAGCTGTATCAGCTTCTCGTTGTCTTCGTTGAGCATTTTCCTTTTCAGCAGCAGCCACTTGAAACGATAATTTAGCATTCTGCATTTTCAAAAGATCAACCGGTGAAGATACCCGCCCATTTTCAATTTGTTTTTCTAGTTCCTCTTTTTCTTCTTGCGTTGCGGCCTCTGTCCATGACTTATCTGAGGGATGATACATCGCCTTTATGAAAGACGGAGGCTGGACGGTTGTACAATTCTTAGGGATTGTATAGTCTCCTTCTTCATCCGGTTCAATAATAACGGGTTTGGTTAGAATGAAATTTTCATCATACTCATAAACCTGAATCACGCTGTGTCTCCTTTTTGAAAACCCACGACTACATCAATATAGTAACCGCCCAATTTACTTGAATCAGCGGGGTCTGGGTATTTTATTTTCAAATCACCATTATCGTAAATCACCAAATTTGCTGTTCCACCTGTACCACTCAATGATACTGTTGCTACAGCACCGCCTGATGGAACCATTGAAGATGGAATTGAGCCAAATATGATCTCTGGATCAGTTCTAACATGACCTCTTAAAACTAACAGCGCTCCCCATTTTGCGTAAATGGGCGTTCGTGTGCCTACTGTAGCTCCATTCTTTAGCATGATGTTGGCATATTTGACGGTTCCATTCCATCTATCTTTGTCATCCTTAGTTACATGAATATCTGTATTATCCGAGTGAGCGGCTAAACGCTTAATTGATCCCTGTTCTGTTTCATAATTTATCCAATCAGACCATACGCCGCTCGATAAAGACTTTCTCCATAAGCTTCCATCATTACCGAAAGCTGTAGCTTCTCCATACGTTGAGGAAGAGTAGAGGTACATTCCACGGGTTGGTACGGGTGGTGTATTAATACCTGTTTCCGCCGTATAGAAGGTAAATGTCTTTCTCTGGCCTATTGCGACATTCTGAAAATCAACTCCTTGGGACACATTGATTAGAACTGAACCGTTATCCTTGGTTATTTTAGAGAGTTGAGCAGCATTCCATTTATCCCGATCAGACTTACTAATATGAACATTAGTATCGTTCAGATGATTATCAAAGTCACTTTTAGTAGCTTGCTGAATATTCTCCACATTACCAAGCCCGATCTGTAGAGCGGTAACATTATGAGGATTTGAGGTATCTGAGGTGTGTTGGTCAAAATCCGCTTTCTTTGCTTGCACGTCGTTAGTGACGGCTGATAACCCTATTTGTGCTTTTGTTACACCATGTGGGTTTTCTTTATCTTCTAAATGGGCATCAAAATCAGTTTTCGTTGCTTGCTGTACATTATCAACCTTAGACAAGCCAACTTGGCTTTTAGTAACTGAATGGGGATTTTCCTTATCGTCAAGATGACTATCAAAATCTACTTTTGTGGCTTGCTCTTCATTGATTACATTTGATAATCCGACTTGTTCTTTTGTGACTTGATGTGGATTCTCAGTGTTCAGAGTATGCATTTTTAAATCGAAATTCTGCTTCTCCATGAAATCATCAACTTTTTCAGATAAACGTTTTTCATGATCAGACATGTGAGATTCAGTTCTGTAAAATTGATCTTTAAGGTTATTGATTTGTATATTGTTTTGTTTAAGCTGACCTATAAATTGTGAATTAGACATAATCATTCCTTTGAGTTAGTTAAATTAAAAAGCCCCGATTAAATAACATTTGCATATTTCTTTTCTTTTAATATTTCTGAAACCGCTCTATATGACTTATTAAATGTGACACTAATAAACCGTGCTACATTGAAAAAGTCTTCCGGGTCAAACATGTTATAGCCTTCATTTTCAAATTGTTGTCTAAGTGAGATGATTTTCTTTGCGGTATCTAATCTGTTTTGAGGTTTCATTCTCTGTATAGTGATTTTTTCACAAAGATTGTCTTTCCTTGAAAGGCTTGTGAGGTTAGCGGGGTTATTATTGAATGTAAAACCGTCAATATGATGAATATCAAGTTTATTTTCTTTTAAATAAGAGAGCGGCATATTTTCTTTAGCGCTCCAGATAACTTTATGTAAAGCAACATTGATGACCTTCTTATTATCATCAATTAAATTAACGTAAACGTAACCTGTGTTGTTTGGGAAATGGGATAAGTACATTTTTGTTTTAAGGGAGTACACCCTACCGTAACCTGAAAAATCAACACGGTAACCTGAAAACGTGGAGTTTCCAGTGGGTGGGATTGAGTGTAAATCGGGGGAGTTTGAGATAGGAGTATTCATTTTTATTCTCCTAAATTCCAGTCGTATCTTTATTTAAGTTGACCAAGGCGTTTTCAACTTCAGCAGATACATTACACTTTCCATTGAAATATCTTGAGATAAGGGAAGGGGTGCGATAAACTGATGCTGCAATTTCTTTAATTTTCATTTTTCTTTGTTTTGTAAGTTGCATATGAAGCAAATAACGCTCTTCAATATTTAGCAAATTTAAATCCTCCTGTATAAATTAAATTTATGAATGTAATTAATTTAATGAAAAAAAGGTGATCAGCAACCTCAAGCTTAAAGTTGCTGATCGAGCCAAGCCCTTGAATGCACCTCTAAGACCTAAAGGTGATAGTGCTTCCTATTATTGACTAGAGATCGAGAACTGGAAAGACAAGCGATTAACCAGTATAAAGAGCAGCTTCAAAAAGACGAAGATTCAAAAACGCTCTCATTAGATGAAGAACAAGAATGCCTTCAAGCTGATATAGCAAGTGGAAATGCAAAGGTTAGAGACAGTGTCCTCTCAATTTACTCAACAATTGCAAACGCTCAAGACTGTTCAAGACGCTTATGAAATGAAGTCTGAGCTTAAAGACAACAAGAAAAAGGTATACGACGAACTAAAAAAAGGGAACAGTGGTGCGCTGCAGTTCCTACCGAACAACCTAAATATTTGTCTTCAACTACTTTATCTGAAACAGGAACGCCAATAATAGGAAGCTAGGGGGGAGCGAAGCATTCTCCCCTTACGTCCATTATCTCGGCTATATATCCAAGTGGAAAAGCTAGTCATACCAAGGGTTTTCTCATTTGAATAAATTTAAAATAGCTAATTAACCGTGACATTTTTTAAAATTTCTGCTTTTGTTTTTTCTCCTTCTGTTCATTTTTGTATCATGAGCTTTCTTGCAGGCTTGGCATCTCGACTGGTTTCTTTGAGGGTTCTCAATCGCACAGCCACAATCCAGACAAGATGTGATATTTAGAACATTCCTATTTAAATTCCGTAAAAGCACATTGCCAAAGCTACGCCAAAGGGTTAATTTATAAGGCGCTTTTTCCTTTGTAGAGTATAGATAGGTTACAAGCGTATTCACAACAAAATCAGTATCTTTATTATGCTCATTACCTTTATCCAAAAGCTTTTCCTTAATATGATCATAAAAGAACTGATTCATTTCGCTTTTCTTCTTATCTCTATATTCTTTATTCTTCCGCTTATCTTTAAGATACTTCCTTTTGCTGGCTTTGAGTTCACAATAAAGGTTTACAATTTCCTGTGCTACTTGCATATCTTCCTGTGAATTAGAACCCTTCTGAACGTTTAAAAGGTTTTTGTAATCCAGTTTCTTTTTAATATCCCTAAAGTAAATACGTGAAGGGTTAATAATTTGCCTTAAACGGTTTACCACAGAACTATTTAATGGCTCAACTTCATCTTTCGCTTTTCCTTTTGCATACATGAAGAAATGGGGAAGATTCAGTTTTGTATATCCACTTATTTTATTTTTAGCCTTATGAGGTCTTTCAGGCATCCATAAGGTTTTAGCGTAATCAATAGTTGCATTTGATTCCATGCATAAGAATTTGACTACATCCAGTTTTTCAGCGTCAAGCGCCGCTCTTTCTTCATCAGTGGCATTTTCTTGAGCAACATAGTTCCAAACCTTGCTTATCTCATTTGATACAATGCCTATTTGCTTTGAATAGGCAGCAACTAAACCATCATATATATTCTGTTTATTTAATTTCTGTGACTTTGCCACAGAAAGCTCATATTCAAGCGGAACAATCCCTTTCATATGTCTTTTAGCAATATCAATAAAACGCCTATTGCTAACAATTAAAGCATCGTCTCCGTCTACATCAAACATTAATAACTTTGAGATTAAATCATGGATGCTGGTGTAAATGCTTTTAGAGACGAACCACTTTGCTTTCTCTTCACCCAATGTGTTTTTTCTTATAGCGTGTTCTCTGTATAGGTGAGGGGAGCGGAGGACGTCTAACTCCTGTTCTTCAAAGAGGTTACAATAAACTTCACCATTCTTTAAAAGGCCTGCCGGCTCCTGTTGTTTTAAGAATAGCCATTGGGCAAAAGCAAATACATCAGGGGCAATATAGGTTCTTTTTGAATTTTTAAGTTTAATTTTACCCGCTCTAGCATTATTGACCATACTTCTTTTAGAGTCTTTGATAATCTGTTTTGAATATTCATCTGAAAGCAGAGGGGGATATATTGCAATTGCGCTTTGATAAAAATCCTTTTTTTCATTTGAATCATCAGCCCGTAAAAAACGGAGCATTGTTTCTTCTGATTCACCAATTTTGGACAATTCATCGTTTGTATTTTGAGCAAAATACGTTAAATCTTCATCACTCATGTCACTTAAAGTCTGTAACACTTGGTAGTTGAGCGGTTGATCTTTGAATTTATCGGGTTCAACATCACATTTTGAAGCTTCACAGCCCTCACTAATAAATGTGTTTTTGTAATGCTGCCATGAATCATAATACTTCCACATTTTAAACTGACTTTTAGTGAAGATAATTTGAACATCATCTTTCACAACGTCCCATTCCTTGCCGTATATATCTTTGACTAAACAAGAATCTTCCTCGACATACTCAGCTATAAAGTCATCAAAAGGGAAGGGGACAAGCAATCCTTTAAAAAAGGGCAATCTAAACTGAAAGCATTTATTATTCTCAGTCACTTTGGGCAGCATTATTCCCGCTCCATCCATATGTTCAATAGCAATGTCCATGCGCTTTCTTTGAATACTATACTGCTTATCTATGTAATCGACATTTCTGCCTTTTAGGACTGTTTTAAAGTCATCAACAACAATGCACTTGTTAATATCAAAACCCTGCCAGACAGTGCTTGCAGTAAGGCAAAGGGCTAAATAGGCGTTGAACTTGTTTACATTCATTCCGCCTTTATTATTAATAACATCTTCATTAAGACCACACATTATTTTATTTTTATGCTTCTTTAAAACAGAGGAGCGGATGAAGATATTCTTTTTATTGCGAATCATTCCAGCACTTGATGTGAAATATTCATATTTTTGATTATTGTACTTGAACCCTTTAGTGACAATATCCTTGAATACCGCATAACTGAATACCTCAACAGATATGATATCCTTTGTAATTTCGTTTTCTTTAATACCTAATGTCCGTATTAAGGAGGAATCAAATTGGTTTATAATATTCTTCATATTAAGGGCATCAGGACGAAGAGAGCGGATTTTCTTGTTCTTTGGATAACATTCTTTTAGCTTTTTAGTGCAAGCATCAATTTCCGTTTCGCACACCTCAAGATACTTGTACAAACGGGAATCGGGATTGGGAACAAGTTTTTGCTTGTCTATGCTGCAAATGACGTACTCAAGAAAAATCTCGTTGTACTTCCTATGATTAAAAGTTTTCTTCTGAAGATCATGAAGCAGCTGCTCATCATGTTTACTTAATTTATTTTTACTCTTAATGATACTATTGTATTCCCAAATAAACTTGTCTAACCGCTTCTTATACTTCTTAATTCTACCTTTCATGTTCAAATACGCATCTTTTATTACTTGATGCTTCTGTTCTTCAGGCGTGTGAAATGCTTCGGTTTTTACAGCATACATGTAAATTTGCTTAGAGAGGTTTTGAGTTGTTTTATTCAAGGGCTTGGTTCGACTCCTTATTTTTGATTTTTAACAATTAATTTAGGAAAGCTCAATTTCGGCATATGGTCTTCTGTGATACCGTATTGTGCTTTTAGTTTTTTGTTGCTCGATATCTTTTTAAGATCATAGCTGTCTAAAAGACCTCCAATTGACTTCTTAATTAAATCTGTTTTTAGTTGCTTTTGGCCTCTGAAGAATAGCGCTGTTTCATCTATTACTTCTTTTTCTGTAGTCCATCCTTTAGATTGAATTAATTTATTCAAAGTCATTGTCAGATGGCTTATAACGTCATCATGGAGTTGGGGCAATTTAGCGTTTTTATCTTGAGGGAATATTCGATCTGCTTCGGCTTTTCCAAAATTCCGGTATATCCCTTCACGATTCATGCTCTTAGTGGTTAATCCTTTTTCATTCCATTCCCGGCAGCGACTATTAATCTCTTGAAATAAAAACGAACCGTAATTGCAAATTTCATACGTGTTGTTTCGACGTTTGAACTTGTTATTTCTTTGATTCCTCTTTTGAATCTTCAAGATATGTGGCGGGATTTCATTGTCTTCCAATTTGCATAACATTTTAAGAAATACAAAGAAAGTAATACGGCTGGAAGTAGTGGGTTCGCTTCTGTTTAACCTTTCAGCAATAGTTTTTAACGAATGAAAAAACAACTTTCTTTTATCGTGTATATCCCCTGATAAATTCTCTTTTGCAAGGTCAAGAATTATGTAAAAGTCATCAATATATCTGTGTTTATTTAAAAGTTTAAAAGCGTCTGGATACATTTCTTTAAAGTCAGGAGACTGCAAAATGTATTTATACTCATCAATTTCCGCTTTTAGTTCCATTTGGAGCTTAGATTCTTTAAGAGTGATCTTAAATACATTCATTAAGAATTTCTTTATATCCAACCGTTCTAAACCTGTTAGTCGCTCAACCACTTCAAATATTGTTCCGCAAAACGGAGAAGAGGATGAATGACACTTGTACATCCAGTGTCCAGTACCAGTGTTTGATTTATAAACGCTTGCACTTGGTGATTGTTCTTCATGGAATAAGTCATGAAAAGAGTTAGAATTGACTCCTAAAAACTTACGTAAATCCTGCTTTTTTATGTAATCATTAATTTGAGTTAGGTTATGTAATTCAATTGGCTGAGGGTTCAGTATGTTAGACAAGGTTATAGCGTCAAGGTTCTTTATTAATTCTACATTCGTTCGTTCTTTGTATGATCTTATTTTATTTTTACTCTTAATGATTTCATGACTATCCTTCTTATAAGGTATTGACCCTTGGTTTAAGTATAATAGATTATAACCATATATACTTAACCAAAGGGTTGGGTTTATAGGTAAGGTGTTCTTATAGTTGAAAATATGTAAGTCAGTACCGCCGAAAAATAACCTGCTTCCTTGATTGGAGATCGGATCAGCCATCGGGAAGATATTTAATAGCTGTTTAATGGTGTTTTTGCATTCATTTAGACTAAGGAAAGGTTGTTCAAAAATGAAACACACTCGGAATTTAGGGTGATCATCTTTAAAGTTAAATGTTTTGTACGCAAAAGCAGCATGTTTTTTAAAGAATGGATGTTGCTGTGCTTCTTCCCAAGTCATTTTAATGTCTTTTATTTTAATTTTATCCTTACCTTTTTTTATAAACTTCTCATTGTCAAAATCAAGGGCAACGAATTGTTGTGTTTTCCAATATTCTTCTGTCCTTTTAATCTTCTGTCCTTTTGGATAGAGGAGAGAAGTTACCACCGATTGACCGCTTGATAAGGCTTTTGCTAAATCTTCTATAGATATAGTAGCTGGATTTCTAAGGATGCGGTTATTAATCTGAACAGTTTCTTCCTTTGATGGTTTGTGATTGAACTTTTCAGGATGTACCATTAATCTGATTGTTGTTTCTTGGGACATTAAATTCCTCCTTTTGTTTAATTTGATTCGTAAATTCGTATGAAGTTGTCAAAGAGCGGGGCAGGGATAAGAGATATTTGCTTTAAATAGAAGAAACTCGATCATAACTATTTTAAATTTACTCTAAAAATAATTACAATGATTCCTGCCTAATTGAATTATAACACCGTTTAGATGATGATAAAAGTGAAAAATAAGGATTTTTAGAATAAAAATAAAATAAATCATTGACTCTGAATAAGAGTCTGAGGTATATTGTTTACAGAGACAAAAACAAAAAATAAGGATGGTAAAACGAAGAGATAAATTCACATTGAGAATCAAAAAATTGCTACTGACCTTGTATGAGCCTTTGGAAAAAAGAGAAGAGGGGCGTTACAATTGATCAAAGAGAAACAAGCAAGCCTTATAAATGTACATCATGGTGTTGAGCATTTCATCAAACAGAACCGCAATAATAATTCTAAGTACGAGCTGTTTTCCACATACGCAAAGGCTTTAAAGCCCGATTCTTATTACATATTAGAAGCATTAGAGTATGCTGATACAAATAATTGGCACGACATATTTGATTTATTAATTGAAAGAGCAACCAACAAAGAATGGACAGAGCTTTATAAACTGAAAAAGCGATCTCAGTCATTGTCAATTGGAGAGATGGAATTTCAAATCAAAAAAATCAATCCAAAGTCAGACGAAATGAAAATATTCTCTAAGCTTATTATGGTTTATAAAACTTGTGATACAACTAATTTTAAATTGATGAATAAGTATGCTGACAGCATTGATACAGAAGAAATGGAAGATGGTTTTATCAAAAGTTCATTTAGATCAAGGCTCCTGGTTCTCTTGGCAAACACTTTCCTGTTTGAGGGGAATCTTTACGCAGCAAGATATTATGCAAGTCTTGCAATCATAGAGTCAAATATTGATAGGTTTTCAGCGTTCGGATATCTTCACATTGGTAACTCATACATGCTGACAGATTACAAAACAGCTAAGGATAACTTTTTAAGCGGTTTAAAATTTGCTAAGCCAGGGGACAACCATTATAAGCAATTAATACGGTCATTAAGCTTCTTGGAAAACTATTGGGAAAATGATCACAAATACACCGATTTTCAAAGTGGTTGCACGGAGGATGTACATGAACAAGCGTTCTATTGGATTAATAGAAATGAGCACGAAAAGGCTCTGAACTTATTGAATGGGATAGATAGAAGCACCTTATCAAATGGACTACTTGCATTTCATTATTTTTATAGAGGTTTAATTTCTTCTGACAAGTCTGACTTTTATAACTCTATAAAATACTTTAAATTATCTGGAGATAAGTTCTTCGTCGAATGTCCTTTAAGAGAGTTGAACAAGCTTGGAGAGGATAGAAAAATTGTAGACATCTTTGCGATTTAATAAAGAAAACTTGAGGGGAGGTGAGCACATGAAGAAAAAAATAACTATGTCAGTAATAGTATTAGCGGCTATCGTAACAGTCGTGTTAGGGTCTGTTCAACATCAAGAAGCAAAATCACATACAGTTAATCAGTTAGCTGACCCAGGTCGAGGGGGATAAAGCTACATAGTGTATCCAACAAAATACCGGAGGGCTATTTCTTAGCTCTCCCCTTTATTACAGTTTTTTAGAATAAAAATAAAATAACGATTTTATTCAAAAGTGGAATGAGGGCAGTGTTTCAATATGGGTTATAAGACAGGTTAAGAGTGATTAAAAGCCGCTCTTTAGGTGTGTTAGAATCCACCAACTCTAATAAATTTAACATAAGGAGAATAATAGCATGAGAAAGTTAAGCAAAGACCAAATTGACGATTTAATTGAAATTTACAATGAAACAAAAGCACCTAGTGTGATGAAATTCTTGTTGAAAAACGGAGTCCTTGTAGTATATGAAGGATGTGTTAAAGAGAGGGAGAAAAGAGAAATCGAATGGGTATAAACTGTAAAGGGTGATCAGTTATTAATAAAAGCAAAATTGCGAATGACAACAGGTTTTTTAGCTTATCAAATAATCCCAATACTTTTTACAATGATTCCTTAAAAGCACACATGCGATTCTATGACAACTATCCTGGGGTATACGTTGAAATAATTAAAGAACTTGGTGACAAAAGGGTAATTATTGATATGCCGTACAACTTAAAACACGGAGTATGCAAGAAAATAAAATATAGACATTATGAAGAAAATCTCAAAAAAGACATTAAAGCAATGTTGAGCGCCTTTAATTCCTTTACTGAAGATGGTTTTCACGAAATGGAGCTATGGCAATTGGGCAAAAACAAGGATTATGGATTTGTGAGGTCTGAATACTGCCCTAAAGCTTTTATTGATAAAAATAAAATTAGTGAAGAATTAATTAGGGAGATAAAAAGGGATGGGCATTATCAGAAGAAGTTGTTATGTAAAGTTGAAACAGACGAAACAGGTCAGCCTTACGTGAAAGAAACAATTCACATTAAAAATAGCTTATAAGAATTGGAGTGTTTGAATGGAGCAATTAACTATTTATGAACAGATAATGAAAGACCCATCTTTTCGTAAAGCAGCCCTTGTTAAATTTGGATTCGGACAAGTGTCACCGGTTAAGGTTGAAAAGTGGTTTAAAGGATATTATCCGCCTAAATATCATGAGTTTAAGCAGCTGGCAAAGCGGTCGAATGTAACCGAGCTACATAGGGAAGCAATGACAAAAGAACAAAGGAACAAGATATTAGACTTAGAAGAGATATACAGTAAGAACTGTTAAAAAAATGAAGAGGAATAAGATGACAAACAATTGGGAGGGTATTTCAATGAAAAAAGTTTTCAAATGCCGTACTTTTCCTAAGGAAGATAGAATTATTTTTGATAAAGGAAAAGATCACGCCTTAATAACTATTGAAGATAAGAAGCACAACAAGAGAGTTTCTATATGTCTGAATAATGATGACGTAAAGAAAGCAACAGATTTTTTAAGCGGTAATATTTATTGATCTTGTGCTGAAATGACAAAACCCAATATAAATAAAATCAGTCTGGGTAGTTTATTTAAAATAAAAATAAAATAAGTGGAGAGTTGAAATGGGCACTCTAATTAATTTTCATAAGAAAACACTTGAGAATAAACAAGCAGCTTTAAGGGCTTTGCAAAAACAAATAGACGAAGAATATGAATTAGAGCCAAGAATCCCCCTAGAACAAAAGGAAGTTGAATTAAAAAGAGAGGTTGAAGACCTAAAACAATTGATTAAAGGTGAAAACAGAACTGTGTTAGATATTGTAATAAGCGGCATGCTTGATGGCCGATACTACGAGCACAAGAAAAAAGTTGCTGGCTACACAGTGGATTACATAATTGATGACTGTTTCATCATGGAATATGCAAAAGAAACAACTGCAGATGACGTGGAAAGAATCCAGGCTGTCAAGAAAGAACTATGGAGCAAAATCCTTGATGATTCGCCATTTTTGGAGAGGAGCGGAATTGATAAACATGTATTTTATATCCCAGTGCAAAAAGGGTATGAGGGTGAAGGGATAAGAAAATTTATTAGCATTTATGAAAATGAAATCGGCAATGAGATTACAATTTTATTTGAAAAGGAGCTTACATAATGAACACAACATTGATTGAGAAAGAGTTTAAAGAAGTTATGATTGAGAATCACGATTTGAAGAAGAGTGAAAAGATTTGGAAAGTAATGTTCAGTACAATTGAAGACCAGATTTTCACCTCATACGAAATTGTTAGAGACTTCATGAAAGCCAAAGGTGTAACCGATGAATTCAAAAGCTATGTTAAATCAATGATTGAATCTGACAAAATAGATGCAAGATATCGAGATTTCTTTGAAGCCATGTTAGATGATTTTTCTTCAGAGCAAACAGACTTAAAACAAAACGGTGAAACCCTGGAAGATAAGGGCATTTAACCACTAGACGACAAGACAGTCATTGAGTATTTTAAAATCAGTTCAAAGGAGAATTTAAAATTGAAATTAAACATTAACATTAAAGAAAATAAATCATTAGAGCAAAAACACAAAGAACTGCAGAAGCAAAACAACAACCTTGCTAATGATTTTTATGAATTTAAAGAGTATATCGCCAAGTATTTTATTGAAAACGGCAAAGAAAAAGAGTTTCTTACGCATATCTTGAACTCATTTGAAAATAGTGAGGTTCGCGCAGAGGATATTACACACTATACAGAAATTATGGATTGGCTTGATGACGAAATAAAATTAAAAGAACCAAAAAATCGAGGATTTATTGGCAGACTAAAAGAGCACATTAAAGAAGAAGGCTTCAATAAAATTATTGTTGAGCCGACGGTGGACGCAATAGGCCGTGAATTTGTTCAGGTAGGTATCGTGAATGATGAGTCGCCGGCCGAATATCCACCTACTACTCTGGCTTTGTTTATTAATGAAGGAGAAGCATTTAATTATGCTGCCGAACTATTCCGAAGTCTTTATATTGAAAGGTTGGCTTATTGTCCAATGGATGATATGGGTAGGGAATATGAAATTTACACACAAAAGGATATTGCCGAGTTACGTTCAATGAGGGTTATTTTAAATCGTTAATCAAGTGACTTACTCTTAAATGAATGAGTTCTTATTTTAAAACATGTGGATTGAGGATATAGTTTCGATTTGGATGTGCAACTAGTGCAGTACCTTATGGTACGAGTGATGTATCGAAAGTGGAATAGTCGCAGTTCTAAAGACATCATACAGCCGCTCGTTCGGCATACATATTGAGTTATTAATAGATACATCGACTAAGCGAGGTGAACAAATGGGAGGAGTCCGAAATAGACCGAAAATGGGGGAGATTATCTATAGTGATAATGAGAACGAGAAATATGAACAGTTCGTTAAACAAGTCAGCAGAATGGTTATTGATTACATAGATAAAAAACAAAATAATGAAGGGTGAGCTTTAATGGCTGCCCTTTTTAATATTATATAATACGTATAGTTGAATTTTGGGGTGGGGTTAAATTGACTGACATTAAAGACGTTTTTAAACATCATAAAAGTCGTGTCGATAAAATTGACACAATAGAGGAAAAGACAAAGAAAGACACTTACGGTGTTTTAATTAGGGTTTCTGATGTTAAACAGGTAACTAAGGATTCAATACCGATGCAGAGAGAAAGAGCCTACAAGTTTATCAAGGAACGTGATGGCATTCTTTATAAAGAGTATATCGAAGAAGCGGTATCCGCATCAAAGAATTCCATTAAACAAAGGCCAGTGCTTCAGGAACTTCTTAAAGATATAGAAGATGGAAAGATTAATAAAGTAATTGCGTATAAAAGGGACAGGCTATCCAGAATACAAAAAGATTGGCTTACAATCCTTGATACAATCTTTAAAAATAATTGTGACATTGAATTTACATCAGCGGAAGAACAGCCGATTTCCTCAAACCCAATGGTAAGGGGGATAATGGAACCAGTTTTAGGTTTCTTGGCAAACATGGAGTCAAACAATACCTCAATGCGGGTAAAAGAGACAAGGGCTAGTATAGCAGCAAAAGGAAGATGGACAGGCGGAACATTACCATATGGTTATGATCTAAATAAAAACAAGGAAATTGTAGTCATAAAAGAAGTTATCCCTTCATTAATTGAAATTGAGGATCTTTATTTAAATGGTATTGGAGTAGGGTCAATTACAAGGTATATGAACGGGCACGAAGTGAAGCATTTGGGTAAAAGAAAGAAAGGAGCGGATATAAAAAGAGTTGTATATAAGGGGAGAAAAACGTACTGGACTGAGAGTGCAGTTGAAGGTGTTCTTTTCAACCCTTTCTATGCTGGTATCATAGAATATTCAAAAGAAGGCAATAAACACCTACAGTATGACCAAGACAAATTTGTTCGGGAAAAAGGATTCCATGAGGCGATAAGAACACTGGACAAACAAGAAAAGATTTATGAAATGAAATCTAAGAAATCCATATCAGCTCCCCGTAAATTTAGTACAACTTTTTTACTAACTGGATTAGTATATTGCTCCGAATGCGGAAGCCCTATACAATCAAGAACTGTTTTAAAAAAAGAACGGAACAATGAGAAGTATTGCTATTATGTCTGTGCTTCTAAACAGAATAAAGACAAAACAAGCAGAAATGAAATATGCCCAAGCAAGAATTTTAAACAGAATATCCTTGAAGATTTTGTTGTCAGTAAATTACTCGAAATGTTTGACGGCTTTAATAAGGACAATTTAAAAGAAGAAATACTAAAAGGGATAGATCAAGGAAAAAGCACAATTGAAACGGATATCGTCTCCGCTCAAGCTGAGTTAAAAGAGCTTCAAAATGAGCTTGTTTCTATAATGAACTTGATGAAAAGGGTAAGCCCAGAGAGCCCACTTTATGAAGAAATAATAACTGATTACGAAAAGAGTTACACTGAAACACTTTTAAAGAAAAAAGAAATTGAAGAAAAGCTGAAGGCTCTGCAGCAATCAATAAAAGAGAACAATGATAAAGAGATTGAACAAAATATTGTATTAGATGCATTAAAGAATTTTTCTATTGTGTTTAAGGAAGCTAGTCAAGTTCAACGGAAAACATTGCTGGATTCGATAATTAAGCGAATAGACATATCGCAAGATGGGAAACTAAATATACTGTGCAATTTTGAAATACCCAAAGATGAGGAAAGTTATGTTCATTCCATTAACCGGCGACCCG